ATTATTGTATTAGCTGGTTGTGAAAATTCACCAATACTATCACTATCCCCTGCTGTAGTATTACAAGTAACCCCTGTTACTACTCCAATGTGGTTAACAAATTTTCCTGTTACAATACCTGTTGAAGCAACTGAAAATTTATCAGTATAAGTTCCTAATGTAGAACTTTGTGTAGATACTTTCAGACCAGATTCTGCTCTAACCGTACCTTTAAACGTTGTGTTTGCCATAATTAAATCCTCCTAGTTTCTGAACGTAGTCTCTAGGCCGTCGACTATACTGCGTCTACGTTCTAAATTAATTGTATAGTAATTTTTCTATACTTTATTTTTTAGTATAGCGCAAGGTATCCTTAGGAAAAAATTGATTTTTGACAGCGCTTAAGTGGCTATCGAAACTTCGGGCTTGGCGTCTTTAATTTGTTCAAGACGAGTAGCGTCTTCAAACTCTCGAGCAATAATCTGTTTAACAATTTCCTGAATTTTTTTATCAATATAGGACATGTTGATATTATACTTGCCCTCCTTCAGGTGCTCTTGTTGCCACTCTAGTTCCAAGGACCGTTTCGTAGTGTATAGGTCTTCGGTCATTTGTAACCTCCTCATAGGTTATCCATTTACCAGTTTTACTGGTAAATCCATTTTTCTCGAACTTTACCTCATTTTTTCCCAGCTTGTCAAGGATAGAATTCTCGATACCTTGAGGGGTGTCTTCACACGTGACTTTAAAGTCCGCAGAATAGCCACAGTATCGAATTTGTATTCGGAAGTTTTTCATAGAGAATTTCTTACTTTATAGTCGAAATGAGGCGACTTTGTGGCCGCCTCATTTCTAATTTATTGCTTATACGCCTTGTACTCCGAAGATACCTCTATAGTCAGACACGCCAAAAACGTATCTTTCTCTAGCTTTGTATCTAACGTTGCCAGTATCAAAGTCCCCTTCCATTGCAGTTGTCAATGGTGTTCTTTGGAACATTTTCATACCATTTGGTACGTCCGTAATAATGTACCAGCTATCAGCATCAGTTAGGTAATTGTTCACTCTATATCCTTGAGGAATCATTCCCATTGAGTTGATCGCATTGATATCATTATCAGCAGTTTGAGTTCTACCTTGAGATTTTAAAATTCTCTCAGCGTTGAACTGGTTACCAGAAGGAACAATCATTTTAGTTCCTTTAGCTGCTATTCTTAAACCTCTTTCATCAGTGAAAGCAGCGATATCGATCAGTGCCTGTTCTAATGAAGTTTCGTTTAAGTCTGCTTGAGTTGTTAAAGTGTTCGATACTGCTGTACCACTTATAGTAGTGTGGTTAGTAGAGAAAAGCCCTACTCCATCACCAGCTTTGAACGTAGCTATCGAAGATAGACCGTTATTCAAAGGTGTAACAGCTTTTACTTGTTTCGCATTAGACATAGATCTTGCTAAAGCTTTTGTATATCTAGAAGCAATTCTATCGTAGAGATTATCTTCGATAGCTTCTTCTGTGATTGCAAATGCTAAAGCAATTGTGTCATGAGTGTAACGTGCAGTGTAGGTTTCTTGAGCATCATCAAATGATATGCCTTGACCTTCTGCTTTTACTTGTGCGTTAGCGAATCCAGATAACATAACTTCCTCTTCGAAAGCTCTGTCACTTGACTCGGTTGTATAAATCTCAGCATGCTGATTTTCATACCTCTTGTATTCCAGGCCGAATAGTGCATTCAATCCTGGCTCTAGTTCTTTAACTAGCTGTGTTCTTGATATTGCCATAATTTATCTCCTATTCAGACTTAAGCACCAGTACTATCAATGTACTCGTTTAAGTTTTGGATTACAACGACGGTACAATAAGCTGCTGTCAGATCACTGTTTTCTGGATCTTCCGCGCTTCTAATCAATCTCCATGTATTGTTAGTTGCGTGAGTGTCACCAATGTCAATTGTAGTGCTTGATCTTCCAGTTGTTGTGCTTCCACCTGTGTTCACATCAAATGTGTCAAGATAGATAGCATGTGCACCAACGATAGTAGTCGCTACTTCCGCATCGGTTGCAACATTGTACAACTGCCAAGGATAGTCATTTACAAACGCTTTAGTATCTTCGCTGTTCGCTGGTGTGATTGTTGCATCATACCAACTTGCAAACGTAGGTTTTAACGTAGTTGCTGCGTTGTAAAATATTCCTTGTAAAACACCTACTGACGTTCCAGTTGCTGAATCTTCACCAGTTACAATGTATCCGGCAGTAACACGTACTCCCATACCATTAAACTTATTGGCAGTGTCTCCAGCTACTATAAAGTATTCAGATAATCCCTGAGTAGATGGGGTATTCCCCAACGTACCAGCTGGAATAAATCCGAAACCTGCGCTATTTCTATTAGCCATAGTTGTCTCCTTATGTTCACAGTTTTACCTGTGAACGGTTAATTTAAATCGATGATAAGGAATAGTTAAAAAATTAACTTTTCTTTGTACCACCGAAGGTTACACGAGATTGCCTATTAACATCAATAGGCATACTCTTATGCTCTTCCTTCATGAGATCGTGTTCTACGGCTTCGTTCTGACCTTCAGTTTGACGCTGAAAATATTCAGTTCTCTGCTTCGCGATTTCTTCGGGCACCCTTGCGAGCACAAGGCCACCAACCCCGATAATCCCCTTGTATTTTCCTTCAGTGATTACAGGATAATCAGAATCCTTATATTCATCGGCTCTCACCAATTCATAACCGGATCTTAATCTTCCAGAGATATTTTTAGAATCTTGAAATCCTAAACTCTCTGCCCGTATCCATCTGTGCCTGAATCCATCAGGTGCAGGGGGTGCATCTAGAGAAGATGGAGGAGTCCACACTTTTGGTCTTTCAGTATTTGACCGTGTTTGACTCGCACGAGAAGTTACTTTTTTTTCTTTTTTTTTTTCATATGCTTATGCTCCTTCCGTGAGTTTTATTTGTTTTGCATACTCTTCGAGTGGCACACCTAATTTTTTAGCTATTGCTACCTGTGAAGATGTGAGTCTCACAGTTGTGCGTCCAGGTCTTACGCTTCTCTGAGCTGAAGCAACCAACTGATTGGTCTTGGACGTTTGCTCTACTTCACCACCTTTAGCAAATTTATGAGGAAAGTCAACTTTTATTCTTTTATTAACTTCAGAATAATAGTCATCCGATTTAGGATCAAATCCTTCATTTACAAGATCCTTATGGATTTCAAAGGCAGTAAAAGTCATGGCTCTATCTTTACCAAACCATGTGTTTTTACTAGCCCATTCTTCCGCTTTAGGATCTGGTTCAGGAAGTTCCTGTGGTGTTTGCTGTGGTAATCTTCCACCATCTGAAAGTTGAACAGGTTTTTCCTCTACAACAGGTGTCGACTTTCTTTGCTCCAATTTAGCATTATCAAATGCTAATGTAGCAATCCGTTTATTAGCTTCGACTTGAGCTTCTGCATTTCCAGATTCAATAGCGCCTGCTAAATCTTTTTGAGCAGACTCCATTCCAGTTTTTACATTTTTCTCAAATCTAGACCAATAATCAGTATCCATTTTTTTAAATTGAGACTGATCTTGTTTTCTTTGATATTCTAAAGCTTGAGCATATTCAACAGCAGCGCCTTCTCTACGTTCTGCTTCTCTCATTTTTCTTGTGAGTTTAGAAATACGTGATTGAACGCCTTTACTATATTCTTCAAGTTTAGTATCTTCTTCTTTTACTGGTTCTTCTTTTACTGGTTCCTGTTCCGTGACTATTTCTTTTTCTACTTTTTCCTCGGGTAAAGTTACATCGACCTCTGGGCCGGATGTATCCAAATCCACCTTCGGATCTTCTTTCTTTATCTTATTTTCTTCTGGCATAGTTCCTCCTATGATTAAAATTTATGCAAGATATCCTCTGGATTCTTGACGGTTGCCAAAATTTCATCCTCATTCAACAACCTGATTTCCCCACCTTCTATTTGTATGCGTGATCCTGCATAACGCGCAAAGATCACCCAATCACCGACTTGCACCAGGGACCATCTGGGTATCTTTCTTTATCCCTATAGCAATCCGGACCCATTTTTAAAACCACTCCACAAGTTGATGCGACTTGTGATCGGTCAATCGC